CGATCTCTTCGCGTTTCTGCTTGTCGGCCTCCTTGTTGGCTTCCGCTTCTCGGATCATTCTTTCTATGTCCTTGTCGCTGAGGCCGCTGTTGGCCTGTATCTGTATCTTCTGTTCCTTGCCAGTGCCTTTGTCCTTGGCGCTGACATGCACTATGCCATTGGCGTCGATGTCGAATGTGACTTCTATCTGTGGCACGCCTCTTGGGGCCGGTGCGATGCCGGTGAGTTCAAAGTTGCCCAGCAGCTTGTTGTCTGCGGCCATCTCCCTCTCGCCCTGGAACACCCTCACGCTCACGGCTGGCTGATTGTTTTCTGCTGTGCTGAACACCTGGCTTTTCTTTGATGGTATTGTGGTGTTCTTGTCGATCAATCTAGTGAACACGCCACCCAGCGTTTCTATACCAAGTGATAGCGGTGTCACATCCAGCAACACCACGTCCTTGACATCGCCCTGCAACACTCCGCCCTGCACGGCCGCTCCCAGCGCCACGACCTCATCTGGGTTGACGCCTTGGTTTGGCTCCTTGCCGAATAGATTTTTCACTGCTTCCACTACCTTGGGCATCCTGGTCATGCCGCCCACCAGCAGCACTTCCTGTATGTCGCTGGTCTGCAGTTCCGCGTCCTTGATTGCTTGTTTGCAAGGTGCTATTGTTTTTTGAATGAGATGTTCCACCAATGACTCCAGTTTGGCCCTGGTGATCTTCATGTTGACGTGCTTTGGACCGGTCTTGTCTGCTGTGATGAACGGCAGGTTTATCTCGGTCTGTGCTGATGATGACAGCTCGATCTTGGCTTTCTCAGCTGCCTCCCTGATTCTCTGTATTGCCAGCCTGTCTGTTTTGAGATCCACGCCGGTGTCTTTTCGGAATTCCGCTATGATGTGATCCTGTACCACTGAGTCAAAGTCCTCTCCGCCCAGTGCTGTGTTGCCATTGGTGCTCTTGACTTCGAACACCCCGTCGCCCAGTTCCAGTATGCTGATGTCGAACGTGCCCCCACCCAGGTCATACACCGCTATGGTCTTGGCTTCCTTCTTGTCCATGCCATACGCCAGTGCGGCTGCTGTGGGTTCATTGATGATCCTCAACACTTCCAATCCTGCGATCTTGCCTGCGTCCTTGGTGGCCTGCCTCTGTGCGTCGTTGAAGTAGGCTGGCACAGTGATCACTGCCTTGCTCACGGTCTGCCCCAGATATTTCTCTGCGGTCTCTTTCATCTTGGACAGCACGAATGAGCTGATCTGCGGCGGCGAGTACTTTTTGCTGCGGCTTTCCACCCAGGCATCTCCGTTGTCTGCCCTGATCACTCGATATGGTAATTTTTCTATGTCTTTCTTCAGCGCGGGGTCGTCGAAGGTTCTTCCTATCAGACGTTTCACGGCGAAGAACGTGTTCTCGCTGTTGGTCACGGCCTGCCTTTTGGCCGAATGTCCCACCAGTTTTTCACTCTCAGTGAACGCTATCACCGATGGAGTTGTTCTGTATCCTTCTTGGTTTTCTAGTATCTTGGGATTTTTGCCATCCATTATGGCCACGCACGAGTTCGTGGTGCCCAGGTCTATACCTATAATTTTGCTCATCGCATTTCCTCCTATTGTTAAGCAAGGTTGTATCAGACAGCCCTTTTAGGCACTGCCTTGCTGTTATTTATACAACTTAATATAGTGATTGCGGTGAGATTTTACGACCTTTTTACCAAAAAAAAATTCAAGTATTTCAAACGCTTATTTTTTACGCTTCAAAGTCCATGGATATGCTTCTTCCACCCACCTGCGGGTGGCCCTGCGCTTGGCCAGCATGGCCTGCTTGCGTGCTTCTCTGCGCTTGGCGCTGCGTGGGGTAAAAGTTTCTCGCTCGCGCATCTCCTCGAACACCCTGTTCTCCTTCATCATGCGCTTGATCTTTCTGTATGCCTTGATTGCGTCACCACCCGGTGGCACATCCACGTAGTAGCCTCGGAAGCGTCGCTCCCTGTTACCATCCCTGCGATCGTCGGACCGCATAGTGTTATTGTATATTTTGTTTGCTATGTTTTTCATCAACCTTGTTTTTAAATATTAGCACAGGATCCGCTCCTGCGTCAATGCAGTTCTCTGTGATCTCTACCTTGATCACGCCCTTATTGCGCATTTCGTGTGCATCAAATTGATAGGGCAACAGGGTTGTGTCCAGTATGCTCTTCAATCCTCGTGCATTGGTTCCCAGTTCTCGTGCTTTTTTGGCAATGGCCAATTTGGCTCCCTTGGTCAGGCTGAGTTCTATATCATCCAAACCAAATAGGTATTGGTACTGCTTGACCAAGCTGTTCTTGGGTTCCGTCAGCACGCTGACCAATTGCAGCTCGCTTAGGTTGTTCACATGCGTGACCATGGAAAACCTGCCCACGAACTCGGGTATCATGCCATATTTGATTAGATCCTCGGGCTTGACTTCGGACAGAAAACTATTGCCTTCCTTCCTGCCTATCTCGGCACCAAATCCCATGCCGCCAGAGTGTTTCCGCTCTAGCTGCTTCTCCAGGTCAGTGAAAGCACCACCCACTATGAACAGTATGTTGCGTGTTTCAATCTCAACCATATTGCCATCCGGGTGCTTCCTGCCGCCGTGCGGAGGCACGCGGCACAGTGTGCCCTCCACTATTTTCAATAGTCCCTGCTGCACTCCCTCGCCAGAAACGTCTCGGGTGACGCTCACGCCCTCGCTCCTCTTGGCTATCTTGTCTATCTCGTCTATGAACACTATGCCCTTCTCTGTCATCTCCTTGTCGCCCTTGGCCGCGTTGTACAGCTTGCTGATCACGTTCTCCACGTCATCGCCCACGTAGCCCGACTCTGTGAGGCTGGTGGCGTCGCTGATGGCGAATGGCACGCTGAGGTATTTGGCTATGGTCCTGGCCAGCAGCGTCTTGCCGGATCCCGTGGCGCCCAATATCAATACGTTGCTTTTCTCCAGTTCAAAATCTTCCGGCGGCATCATGATGCGCTTGTAGTGATTGCTCACTGCCACGCTCATCACTGTCTTGGCATGGTCCTGCCCCACCACGTAGTCATCCAAGAATTCCTTTATCTTGACAGGGTTGAGCAGCTCGCCGCTTTTGACCTTTTCTTTCTTGATCTTGACGTTGTCTTCCTCCAGTATCTCGTTGCATAGATGTATGCACTCGTTGCAGATGGACACCTTGTTGGCTCCCACTATCATCTTGGTGACGTCTTTCCTGCTTTTGCTGCAGAACGAGCACGTGAGGTTTTCTTCGCCGCTCATGCTATTTGCTATCTAGATTGCGTTTGATCTTTTCGAACAGATGTGGCACTGCGGGTATCCTGTTCCTGTTGAGCACAGAGAACGCTCGTGCATCATCTTCGTTGCTGTTTATAAAATATGTCTTGGCCATGGTCAATATGTAGCCGCTCCACACTTTCAGTTGATTGCTGCTGTAGTCCATGTTCATAACCACCGTGGTCGCTGTCCTGCAGGCATTCAACAGCCATGCGTAATCTCTCCCCTTGGCATTGGGTCTCCAGTTCTCCAGATACTTTTCGTACTCTGCATCTTCGTCGTTGCCGAAAGGATCCAGTGCTGAGAAATTGTTGTCATCCCATAGATACACAGTGAGATCATCAACCGGCATGTGCTTGTTCAACTGATCAGCAAAACTGTCCTTGTCTTTCTTGCTTAAATTCACGAGGCAGAAACTCTTGTTTTGATTTTGGAAGAAGCTGGGAGGGGTAACCAAGGTGATCTGTCCTGACTTCTTGCGAAGGTTCAATTTGCCCAGAGTCGGATGCTCTGTTTGTGGTATCTCATTTGTTTTCTTGTCCGTGCTACCCATTTGAGTTCAAAATCTCCATAATAATTTTTTGGTCCTGCTCTGGCAGATCTCCCAAAGCAATTTCACCCTGTTCTATTCTAGTTATCAGATTGTTGATGCGATCCTCGATTCTTTGGCGATATTCGTTGTCGCTCAGCATCTTCTTTTTGTGTCTGGTAATTTTCTCATTTGGTAAAAGGATTTTTGGCTGCATGACTGTGGGTACATCCTGCTCATTTACTGATTGTATGGGTGGTAATATGATTTCATTCTTCTCTGGTTCCCTGATCTCCAATATCTTGCTCCAACCATTGCTCTCCACCTGCTCCTCGTTCTGAATGTAGTGTTTCTTGGGCACTCGTATCTTTTTGCCATCTTTGATCACTATGTCAAATTCTTTCAGTTCCGCGTTGTCTTCTTTGAAGCTATCTATCAGCTTGTCCAATTCCTGGTCCGTGATGTCTCTGTTTTCCACCTTGGGTTCTATGCCAAACACTTCTTTGAATTCTTGTGTGGTCATGGTGTTCAATCCGGTCTGTTCCACTGCTGTGTTCTTTGGTTCTGTTACGGCGGGGTCCGGGTGCTCGCTCAATATCAGTGCCACTGTGTGGGCCACGTCTGGCGGCAGTTGATCTGCCGTGGTATTGCCCCGCAATATATCATCCACATAGTCCTGGAAGAATGCTCTGCGGCTCGCAGTTATGGGAGGATGATTCCTGCTGTCCTCTGCCGTGACCGGATACGCTTCTAGGAACGCCGCCCTATTGATATCATCTCTTTCTTTCTTTAGATCCTCGTCGGTGGCATTTTGAAATTTGCCGTGGATGCTGTGGAATATTTTCAATGCCTTGTCGCTCTCCGCAGGATCTGGCGTTGGCATTTTAGTTTGCTCTATGGGTTTGGCTTGTGCAACTTGTTTTTCTATCTTGATGGGCTTTTTTTTCCTAACGAAAACCTGCCCCAACCTGCCCATCAAAGACCTATTTTCTGGTTCTATGACCTCCGTGAGATCAGGCCTGATCCTGTCAGGCACATTATGTTGGGTTATTATTTCCTCAGGTCTTTTTTTTTCCGATTCTGCTTCGGTGGCCTTGATCTCTATGGCATCCTTGATCACGTAGCTGACGGAGTCGTCTGCTTTGGCTTCTTCCTTGCTTGGTGCTGTCTCTGTGGGACTGACCTCTGTCTTTTTTATTTTTTCATTGAATTTACGCAATTTGGACTGCCAGTCCTGCATGGTGGCCATTGCCTCTTCTCGAGCCAACTCTGCTTTGGCCTTGTCCATGAAATCGTTCCATTCTTGCACTTTGGGTTCAACTTTGGGTGCCGGTGGTGCATCGATGTCCGGCTTCTCCAGGTCTATGATCTCCTTGGGCTTGATGGTCAGTGATGGGAACCGCTGCATGAAGCTCTGGTTGGCAGCCACCAACATCAGCACGGCCAGCGGGTCGAACACGAATATGATCACTATGATCACCCATCTCACCGCCGCTTCCACGTCCACCGACTTGGCCAGGCCCAGGTCCACTGCCAGCGCCCCGATGTATTTGATGGGGCCTATCTCCGCGTCTATCTTGACCTGTGCTGACTGCAGTGGCGCCCGCTGATTGATCAGCTGCTGTATCCTCTGCTGGCTGCGTGATATCTGTGCTTCTGCCTGTGCGTTGTTGCCCTGGTTGCTGGTGGTCAGTTGACGTATCTCCCTGTCTATGGCGTCTCGCTCTTCCTTCTGTTTGTTCTTTAATTCTATGCCCTTGGCCACTTTGTCGTTGAAGAATGTGCTGGTGGCGCCCTGTGATGTGTAGGCCTCCACTTCTCGGTCCAGCTGCTTGATCTTGTCGCGCAACTGTGCTATCCGCTCACCGGATCCACCGCCCGCGCCGGAGTTTCGCTTGATGATCTCCTGCTGACGTTCGATCACATCCTGCTCGCTCTTGATCTGGCTGTTGATTATCTGTATCTGCTGCGAATTGTTGCTGCTCTGGAAGTTGGTCTCCAGGTGCGCCTTGCTGAGGAACCCAAATATGCCCATGCTGGTGATCAAGCACAGCACTATCACTGACAGGAACAGGTAGGTGCGCAGGGCCCTATTGGTCACGTGCCAGTTTCGGTACAGCCAGGAAGCGCAGACCAGCTTGCCGGCCTCCAGCGCTGATCCCATGGCTATGACCGGCCAGTAGGCGCCGGGGAATATGGTGGCCAGCCCCACGATGCTGTAGAAGGCCGCTATGCCGGAAATGCTGAGCGCTGACAACAGCGTCAATAACGCAATAAACATGTGAGTATTTAATCTAACATTATGATGTATAAAATGCTATTGATTTTTCTTTTACCAAGTCTGTAATAAATAAAACAAAATGAGCGCCAACGGCATAGCACATCTAGCAAATAAAGAGTTGAAGCAGACCGGAAAACTGGATCTAGCAAAGCTCAAGAGAGAAGGCAACACTCTCAATGATGACGGCACGGTGGCCAGCGGACCTGATGCTACCAAACCATTTTACAGAGACAGAAACCAATACGATATCGATCAATTACCTACAAAATATAATGGTAATAATTTAACGGATAATGCCAACGCGGGAGGACTTGTGGAAGGCCGTCCCTGGACCACTTAATACAACCTAATTAGTATAGAAATTTCCATTCATATAAAGAACCACCATCTCTAAATTGCAATCCTTTACACGCATTGTTCGTGAAATGCCTAGAGGTACCATTCAATTCAATATAGGATTGATATACCCTGCAACGTCCACCTGATATGGGAAAACTGTGTACCACACGCACCTTGCCCTGCGCCAGTCTCTCTCTGCTGTGCCAAGCAGTGATCTGGCCATTTTCTGCATTGTTTAGCGCATGGAATACTGCGGATTGGTGCATCTTCTTCTCATCGTCATTGAGGCTGAATCTTAGATACTGTATGTGATTCCACATCATGCCTGGTGCGGACCATAGCTGGTTCTCGCCCAGCGTCACTGGTTCAGGAAAATTATGAAAAGTGCCCTGTGTTTCTCTGACGTAGCCCCCACTGGCACAGTTGCCTAAAAATAACAGACTACTTAATATAGTGATAACCCGGAACAATCTCATATCCACCATCCATTCTTTTACATGCTATTGATTTCTGCTCCACCATGGTCTGCCCCAGCGGCATCATCCATGTGAAGTATTGGCAGGAATCCGCGATACCCATGCCATGCAAGAAATCCTTTACTCCATCCTCGCAAGTCACAGTCTCCTCGGTTTTGACGTCCACTAAGTTCCCCGCGGTATCAACCACTCGTATCTGCACCGTCTTTATGTTGCAGTATTGGTTGTTCCAGGGACCGCCCGCCTGTGTGGGCAGTGCCTGTGCAGTCAGCACAAGCAGAGCCGCCATGAATATTCTGATCATGGTCTAGCTCTTCTTGTCTAAAACGTCTTTTGCTTTCTTATCCAGCTCGGCCGGAGATAGAGAAGAGTTTTTTCTGCTCTTGATATCAGAGATCACTCTGTCCACATCTTCCTTGGATATACTGATCATCACGTACGATCTGTAGCTCTTGTCTCCTGTCGCGAACACTTCTTTCTTTGTGACCGCGTAGTTGATCAATAGTGTGTCAGATATAACGTTGACCACGGTGTCCTGTGCGCCAGCCTTCACGGTTTGGCTCTCATCAGTGCCACCCTCATTCTTGGCGATTGTGGTCCTGTTGTTCATCTCACCGTTGATCCTGTCGGCCAACTTTGCCTTGGCCAATAGTATGCTCTTCTTGATGGCCAGTTCCATATCAGGGCTGACAGATTGACCTGTCTCTTGATATATCTTACCATCAAATCCTTTGTAGTCCACGTACCAAGATGGTACCGATTCAACTGTTGCATTCTTGTTTCCATCATGCTTGATGGCGTAGGTGCTACAGTTGGCCATCAATAATAGCCCAGCAAACGCGGCACAAAGTCTAATAGACTTGTTCATTTTTCTCCTTTGGTTAGTTTATGATTTCAGTTTCAGTGAAACCCAATCCAACGCATATACCAGGGACTGTTTTGTCCACAGCACTATGTCTTGGATCTTGTCTGGGTGTACCAGGAACACATAGGTACCTAGCGCACCAATTATTATGCCTTTTATCATAATACTATTGTAACACAAATACCAAATACGTCAACCAAGTTGATCTTGTATAACTGTTTGATTTTATTGGCTTTTTTAAAATATTTGTGATCAATTCAGTTGGATTTCCTTTTTCCATTGTGATCTTTTACCTGTTTCTGTTCCACAGGACCTGCGGCACACGTAGAACGGATCTGTGATCAATTTTCCTTGGTATTGTATCATCAGTTGGCTGTTGGAGTACTGCCTGATGTCTTCGTGCCTATGTCTATCGATGTGAGATAGATAGGCCGAGGCCATGTGGCAGCAGGGCCATACTTCTCCACGATAATCAATGAAGATGCTTTTGTCTCTGTTCTTTTCACAAAGGATATCCTCATTGGAATAGTCCTTGGCGACGTGGGGTTCCGAAGCCCTGAGATCATCTGTCTCGGGATAGCTGTCCCAGCGATCCGTGGTCTTGCTCCTGAACCAAGTGAAGCCCATCTCACGTGCCAATCGCTGTGCAGAATCAACTTGATGTTTGTTGTGATCGAACACCAACATGTCCCAATGGGCACTGGCTCCTGTGCTGATGTAGGCCTTTGCGTTGCGCATGATCTTGAGCCAGCTGGTGTTCCTTCTGTAGACATGGTTGGTATCTTCCAACCCATCGATGCTGAAAACCACATAATCAAATGGTCCCTTAAATATTTTTCCCAATGATCTGAACCATTCTTCTGTTTTCAAACTGCCGTTGGTATTGATACCCAGCACTAGATCGGGTTTGATAGATTTGAGATATCTGCAAATCTCCAATAGATCTGGAGTGGCGCAGGGATCTCCCACGTTACCGCAAAAAAATATTTTATTAACTTTCGCTATGTTGTCTCTGTTGAAAAAATTAGTGAAGTAGTTGATCGTCAGGCTGTCCAAGCCTATGTTGGGATTCAATCCTGAACCATTGATGTTCCTGGCGCACTGGGGGCATTCCGCATTGCACAGGCTCGTGGGCTCAATATGAATCTCTCTGACGTGGTCCAATCGCATGTACACTATTATAAATGGTATTTTACAGTTGTCAATTCAGCTTGTCCAAGCCGTTGTCTCGGATCACGTCCTTGATCTCGTTGCTGTAGTCGGGGTTTTGCGCCCAGCTGTTGATGCTGCCCGCCAATCTCATCACGTTCTTAGTGCCCAAAACTCTTTGCAATGTTCTCTCTCTTTGGAATTCCTTGTGGACGGACTTGGTGTTGAGTATGTGTATCATGTCTCTCACACTGGCACATTTGGTGGGGTATTTCTTCACGCCCCATTTGGCGTGCAGGTTACGGTAGGCCTTGATCTGTGGCTCGTCGGGATTCCAGGTCCTCACGCCGAACAGGGCATTGCCCTCCAGGGCGAAACGGCTGGTGCCGTTGTCGGATTCGATCATGGCCATGGCCACTATTATGGCCTTGGGTATCTCCTGCTCGTTGTCATATTCGAAATTGAGGTAGTCCACGCACTTGCTCACAGCATCTATGAAGGTCTTTTGGTTGTAGTAATTCATCAGTGGCTCCACCAGGCCAAAACTCCTCGCCTTGTTCTTGAGGGTGTCCGTGGCCGACACCGACACCTGCTTCTTTACCACCCAGTTGGGCCAAAAGGTGCCCGCAGCAAAGGCTATCAACATCAGCGAACCTATGATGTAAAGTCTAGTTCGATTAGTTTTGGAAAATATTTCACTCAGCCAATTGTTGAGTGTCTCTTTGGAAAATAACCCACGCAACACTTTTGCCGCGTTTTTTATTTTAACGTGGAGCATAGGGATATTTATCTGTATTCAGGGTGCTCCGTAGAGCACCTGAATTCATTAAGCAACCTTGGATTGTGCTTTTGCTTCGTCTGCGGCGGTTTTATTACCAGACTGTAATGTCTTTTTGTAATCAAATTCTGCCTTGGACATATATTCATTCCAGTTTGATTTACTCAAACCTGTGAACCTTGTTATGGTGCCATCAGCTAGGATCTTGAATGATCCTGCTAACTTATGGCTGCCATCGGCTTGGAACTTGTGCACCACGCCTGTGGCCTTGCCATCTGAATTTTCTCTGCCCATGATGTACATGTAGCTGCCTGAATTTCCAGACCACTTGTCGTTGGTCTTGGTATCACGCTGACATCTTGCTATCACTTGATCCATGACCAGTCTCGATTGTGCTGAACATTTGTAGTTCATATTTTCTCCTCTGTTACCATTATTGTAACAGATTTTGGTTTTTTGTCAACTGCTTTTTTACCAGCTAATTACTTGAGAAATAAAAGAATGATTTAGATTAAAATGTCATTTAAACCTTTAGATAATCTTAATGGTAAAATTATTGTAGTTACCGGCGGTGGAGCCGTGGCAAGAGCTACAGCTAAAAAATTAAGTGAATATGGGGCCACTATTATTTTGTTAGCAAGAAATAACATAGAAGAATTACAATCTTATTTGAATACATTAGGAAGTAATCATAAAGTCATTTACGTAGATATTTTAAAGACAGACACCATTAAACATGCAGTCGAAATCGTAAAAGAAAAATTTAAAAAATGTGACATATTAATCAATACCGCAGGTAGAAATAGGATTATGACTTTAAAAAATTTATATGAACTAACAGATGATATATTTGATGAAATTATGTTAACAAACACCAGAGGAACTTTTTCCATTATCAGAGAATTTCATGAGTTATTATCAATAAGTGGAGATAGTTTGATAGTTAATATTTCAAGTATTTCTCCAGCTCGCTCTATTGCAACCTATGGGGTAAAAGGTTGTATGGCTTATGGTGCTAGTAAAGCAGCTTTGGATTATCTAACCAAAGCATTGGCTCGAACATTGGCTCCTAACATTCGTGTTTTAGGTATAGCTCCTGCATATCTATCATCTGGAGGAACTTCGGGTGGTACTGATAAATCTGATATAAAAAAAGAATCTTTTTTAGAACACATAAAAAAAGAAACTGCAGCATCACCATTGGGAAGATTACAACATCCAGATGATGTAGCAAACGCAATTAAAAGTCTTGCCATGGATATACGTTTTGCGACAGGTAGTACTTTTGTTGTCGACGGGGGAAGATTAACTTAATGAATAAAAAAACAATTATTACCTGCGCAATAACAGGATCATGGACAACCGCAGAACAAACTCCATACCTACCAATTACTCCAGAACAGATTGCCAATTCAGGATTGGAATCTGCAGAAGCTGGTGCGGCCGTGTTGCACATTCATGTTAGAGATCCTCACACTGCACAATCGTCTATGAGTCTGGATCTTTATAGGGAAGTGATTCAACGTATTAGAGAAAAAAACAAAGAGGTATTATTAAATGTTACAACAGGACCTGGAGCTACCGGCCCATCTAATGTAGTTTTTGGAAAAACCTATGAAAGTTTTTGTGAGCCATGGCGTCGAGTTGAACACATAATGAAACTACGTCCAGACATATGCACGTTAGATCTCAATGTAATGAATAGGGGCAATGATAAGATCACTGTCAACAGTGTCAGAGTGGTGAGAGAAATGGCAGGCATCATCAAAGCTGCAGGGGTCAAACCAGAATTGGAAATTTTCGACAGTGGTGATTTACACATCGCCAAGATGCTGATCGACGAAGGCATAATAGAAAACCCACCCCTATGGCAGATCTGCACAGGAGTGAAATGGGGATGGCAGTCCAGTGTGGACACGTTAGAATATGCAAAGAAATTGTTACCACAGGGAGCCAATTGGTATGCTTTTGGTATTGGCGCATGGCAGATGCCTTTTGTGGCATTGTCTACGATCAGTGGCGGCAACGCCAGAGTGGGATTGGAAGATAACATCTATATAGAAAAAGGAGTGCTGGCAAAGAGCAATAGAGAATTGGTGGAAAAAGCTGTGAGAATTGTGAAAGATCTAGGAGGAGGGATAGCCACCCCTACAGAAGCAAGAGAAATTTTAAAAATTAAACAAAGGTCATAATATAAGCATATATAATTATAAATGAACAAAAAAACAACAATTATCATTACAATCATTATTTTTTTTGTTATAATGGCCTTGTTGTTTCCTAGCGAGTCATATCTTAAGGCTCTGATGCAGGGAGGAGGCGGGTTTTGAAACAAGAGACCAACCCATACATCAAATGGTTTCTCACTTTCCTTATGTTCTGTGGGGCCATCACCACGAGCCTTCAGCTACACATATTATCCGGGCTATTGTTCCTGGTAGCAGGCAACCTTGGCTGGGCTGTGGTCTTGATCAGGATGAGAGAATACGCGGCGGCGGTGGTGTTCATAATCATGGGCAGTGGTTGGTCAATGGGTTTAATAAAATATTTCTTTTTCTAGCATGCGAGCAAATATAAATCTCATACCAAGAAAAGACGTGCAATATGATATATGGTGCCCCATGGCCCTTAGCATCAAACCATCTCCGGACCCAACGATCAACGCCGTGGAAAAAGAATGCCTGGAGAATTTCCAATCTGTGGGCAAATCAGAGCACATAGAGATCTATAACAACGGAGAGCCACCTGCATGGGGAGAGCGTGTGTCGGGCATATTAAAGAAGCATGGTTACGAGCATGTGACAGTTCATCCGGGACAGGATCGAGCGTATTTCAAAAACCCTTCCAAATTGTTTCCCGACCAAAGGAAACCCTATAGAATGCAACCTATAGGTGATCTCATGGGGAAGATACAAAAGATATTTGATTTTTACAAGACCCAGACATGGAAGATCGAAGAACCAAAAACTGGAGTGTGCGGCCACTACTACAGAGGCAGGATGTTGTGGACGCAGGTGCAGAAGGGATATGATCCCGGCCACAGCGCAAATGAACCTTTGATGACAGAGATGAAAAAGCTCTTGGAGCCCACCACCAATATGGTTAAGCAATTCTTAAAGGACAACAACGTAAAGATGAAAAATCTAGACAGGAAGATCACCCTCCGACTGTTGGATTACGTAAACAAGGACAATCTGAATTCCAAACTGGCCACGCATCTTGATGCCAGCCTATTGACAGGACTACTGTATCACGATGCTCCCACATTGTACACTGTGGATTTTACCGATGACAGTTTGACCATAGCTAATTCTGTACAGAGAGACATCAGTGATCTGGTGTCCGCGGGCAACTGTTTCTGGGTGCCTGGCTACGTGTACGCAGACGAGATGAAGAGCTATGTGTCCCCAAACTGGCATGGCGTGCAGGTGCCGGATCACATCACTAGACGTCTGAGCATGGTGGTACGCGTGGAATGTGAATTGGTTCACAATGGCACGAAGGTGAAGATGCCAGGATACTACTGGAATGATGAATTCAAGACATGGAGTAAAAAAAATGAAAGCTGAAGATAAGAAAATATTAAAGGTCACCGCGGCCAGCGGATTTGGCACTTTTTTTGAATGGTATGATTTCCTGCTATACGCCACTGCCACTGCGCTGGTTTTCAATAAAATATTCTTTCCAACGGGAGATGCCGCCGTGGGCATCATACTTTCAATAGCAGTGTTTGCGGTTGGCTACATTGCGAGACCCTTGGGAGGTATACTGTTTGGACACTTTGGTGACAGGTATGGCCGTAAGTCCATGCTGATGGCCACCACGATACTGATGGGAATAGCCACCTTTGCTATCGGACTACTGCCAAGCTATGCATCCATAGGAATCTGGGCCCCGGCCTTGCTTGTGTTCCTGCGGATTCTGCAGGGTTTGAGCTTCGGTGGTGAGTGGGCCGGAGGCAGCCTCATGATATTGGAGCATGCTCCCGCCAAACACAGAGGTTTCTTCGCCAGCTTTGTCCAGATCGGATTCCCCTTGGGTTCGCTGGCAGCAGTTGCCAGCTTTTGGTTGGTCAATAGATTTTTCGAAGCAGATTTCTTGAATTGGGCTTGGCGCATACCATTCTTGTTCAGCGTGGTACTGATCGCTTTTGGCATCATGATCAGATCTAGATTGCCAGAGACTCCGGTATTTGAGAATCTCAAGAACAATAATAAAATAGTAAAATATCCAATAGTGACTGTGGTAAAAGATGAGTGGAGATCACTGCTGCTGGGCATTGGCATCAAGACTCCAGAGATTGCGATCGCTTACCTTAGCGCGGTGTTCTTTCCGCTGTGGGCAGTGACCAATCTAGGAATGAAGAGAGGTGACATAATGGACGTGATCTTGACTGCTTATTTTGTCGCTTTGCTCATAATACCTTTGACAGCACACATCAGTGACTTGTTGGGGCGAAGAATAATTTACATAGTTGGATACGTGTCTATGATAATTGTATCATGGCACATGTGGACGGCACTGGCAGCAGGCAATATATTCTGGCCGCTGATGTATGGCGTCTGCATCGCTGCGTTCATGTTGGCTCCGCTGGCTGCTTTCCTGCCTGAAATGTTCAATTCGCAAACGCGATATACCGGAGCGGGCGTAACCAATCAGGTGGCCGCTGCATTGGGTGGTGGCGTGGTCCCATTGGTGGCCACTACCATAGCCGTAAAAACTGGCAGTCTGGCCAATATTGGCTATCTGATGTTAGCGCTGGCAGTAATCAGCTTGATCTGCACTGTGCTGGCAAAAGAGACACACAGAAAAGACCTAGGTAATTAAATCTTCCTCTTCCTTGACTACCTGGGCTGGTTTCTTCATGGGCATGCCGCAATTATCAAACCATCTACCATCTGCCGATTCGAAGGCCACGGCAAAGAAATTTTCGCCTTTTACGTTCTGCAGGGTGATCCTCCTGCGATAAATCTTTCCTTCATATAGTGTGGAATCCTTATTGATCAATTCCACCTGCTGCGTGTTTCCCATTTGGTACACTCGATCAATCCATCGGCCACCCATGTGATTGCTTTCTATCACCGTGCGTGTGCCTGGGGCCGCTGTTTTGTCCTCTGCGCTCATTGTGTTGTCCATGGGCCAGTAACCGGATCCAAGTGAGCGCTGAGTCGGCCAACGTCTGCGGAGGCCACTAGTGCTCGACCTAAAGGGTCTCTGATGTATTGTGTATAATGACCCAGCAACATCACTTGAACCTGTAGGTTACTCGGCCCTTGGACAAATCATAGGGGCTGATCTCCACTTCGACCCTGTCCCCCGTGAGTATCTTGATCTTGTTCTGCTTCATCTTGCCGCTGGCGTAGCCCAGCACGGCATGACCGTTCTCCAGTTTGATCCTGAACATCTGGTTGGGCAACACCTCCGTTACCAATCCACTGAATTTCAACACTTCTTCCTTAGGCATCCTTTTGATCTTTTTCTTTTCTCTCCCTGATTTCCTTCATGGTCTTTTGAAGAGAGTCAATGGTTATCTTATTTACTGCAATGCTGGCCTTGAGCAATTCATTATATCTGTTCTCGTGCCAACGCGAGCTCAGCCACCAACCTATCACGCCGCCCAGCCACAACACAAGGGCTATGCCGAAAATCACTGCTAGGTCGTCGCTCATTTAAACAATTTCTTGAACTTGTCTATGCTATTGCTGAGAGGTGCGTACACGTTCTCTATGAAAGAGATGTGTCGGCTCAGCCTGGCGTCCAAGGCATCTATTTTTAAATTCAGCTGTTTGATTTCTTTCAACAATAGGACCTGTGTATCTATACCCGCTTTGCTGGCCTTGCTCATTTCTTACCTTTAAGAATTTCTTTGGGGGTCTGGGTGCCCGGCATCAGTTTACTCAATCTGCAACTAAACAATTTTTTTGGACCTTTGTTTGTAATTATAACAGGTTGTCCATTTTCGTCAATTGAAATATCTTTGATAGTGGCGGTAACATTACGGAATCTGCCCACCTCCACGGAGTCTCCGACGTGTATTTCAAATTTAAATGATTTCATTTCCGTAATTGATACACACAGTTGTTCTTCTCATGTATTGTTTCCAGCTGTCAGAACCAATCTCCCTGCCACCACCGGTTTCCTTTTCTCCCCCAAATGCAGCTCCTATTTCAGTACCATGTGTTCCCACATTGACGTTTATGATGCCACAATCAGATCCTGTGGCCGATATGAACCATTCGGCCTCTTGTACCGAATCAGTAAAAATACTGCTGGACAATCCCTGTCTCACAATATTATTCATTCGAATGGCATTGTCTAATCCAATATATTTCAATACATAAACGATCGGAGCGAATGTTTCACTTCTAACTAAATCACACTGTTCTTTCGTTTCTACAATAGCTGGTCTCACATAACAGCCTTGTATGATTTCTCCTCCATGCACTGTATGACCTTTACCACGACACTGTGATAATATATCTTGCATCTTGCTGACGGCATCAAGATCAATCAGCGGCCCCATCAAATTTTTATTGTCCATGGGATCACCCACAGTGATTGATTTATATGCTGATAATAATCTATCCAATACTTTTTCGTAGATCGAAGCTTGTATCATTACCCTTCTCACCGTTGTGCATCTTTGTCCTGCGGTCGCTATGGCACTTGATACAATTGCTTTCACTGCCAGATCTATGTTGGCTGTGGGAGCAACTATTATGGCATTATTTCCACTTAACTCATACAGTCCTCTGCCCATTCTAGCAGACACCCTAGGAGACAATGACTTGCCCATCTCTGTGGATCCTGTGGCACTCAATAGATGGACCCTGGAATCATCCGCCATCCATTCTGCCTGTTCGTTGCCTCCTTCTATTATCTGCAACAGATCCTGTAGATGAAATCTATTACCTTGTGTGTGTCTAATTTTATTATAGGACAAAAATTCCAATATGGATTGATCCCATATTTCTTTGCATTTGCGAGCAACATTATTACTTCGTGGCGATGGCTTCCAAACCACAGAATTTCCACACACTATTGCGAGCACATGATTCCATGCCCAGACAGCACATGGAAAATTGAAAGCAGATATCACTCCTACGATTCCAAGAGGATGCCACATTTCCTTTAGAGTGTGATCTTGTTTTTCCGACGGCATGGTCAATCCATACAGCTGTCTGGACAATCCCTGTCCAAACTCGCACATCTCGATTGCATTGAACACCTCTCCCAATGCTTCTTTGTATATTTTTTTAGAGTCACTGGTGATTAGTTTGGCCAATATCTCTTTGTTTTGAAATAACTTCAAACGAAATATCCTTATTAATTTTCCTCTGATGGGGGCAGGCACGTCTTTCCATATATCCTGTGCGTCACGTGATCTGTTTATTATTATATGATATTCCCTCTTGTCCATATTACATTTTTTCTCCCTTGTCGAATCCCCGGAATCTCAGAAATCTCGGAAATCGCAAAGAATACTCGTCCACGGCATCTTGGTTCTGCGTGATGGCATCTGCCCGAACTTCCACTATCTGCCCTATCAATTTTTTTGTGTCCTTCCAGAATGTCTCACGATCCTCGTCGGTCAATCCTGATCCCACGTTGGTCTTAATAAACTTGCCATCGTCCTTGCCCTCAACTATGAGAGCTCCCAGCTTGCCTTGGTTCCTGCCCGTGCCCTCCTCAACGTCTATCACCTTCAAACTGACTTCTATGAAGGGTTTGACCTTAAGCCACAGCGAGGATCTCTTGCACTCATAAACCCCGTCCTGTGGTTTTATCATGATGCCCTCGAAACCTTTTGCAATGCATTGCTTGTTGTAGTTCATGAACTTGTCATATTCTTTGTCCAGGTCTAATTCTACGCTTTCCACCAAACGCATATTTTCCCCAAATTCAAATGAAGCCAACCATTTCTTCCTCTCGGCCAGTGTGTTTGCGCAACCGCCCTTGGCAAATTCATTCAACGGCATGCAATCGAACAGATTCAACACCGCGTCCTCGGTCTTGGCATCTCCCTTCCTGTGTATCTGCCTCATGAGGCTCTGGAAGTCCGCGCTCATGATCTCGCCGTCGAACACCCAGCTCTGATCTAATTCGTCGATCATGTTCTCGAACTGTGTGTTTATGTGCGGAAAGTTTGTGAGCTCCTTGCCGTTCCGGCTCATCAGCACTGCTTCATTTTTTGCCTTGTCGCAGATTGCGATGACTCTCACGCCGTCCAGCTTGGGCTCCACGAACACCTTGCCCTTCATCTTGCCCTCGTGCTTCTTGCTGTCATCCGCCAGCATGCACTCGAACACCGGCACCTTTATCCTGCTAAATTTATTGATTGTTTTTTCTGTTACCCCACATCTAAGATCCTTGATCAGTATCCTGCGATACCAGTGGTTCCACTCGTCCTTCGTGGCCAATGATCTAAGATGGTCCACCCTGTCTCTGGCAGCGTTGCCGGTCAGCGTTCTCTTTTCCAGCTGATCCGCAGTGCCAAGGAACGTGTCCCAATCCAGTCCGGGGCCGTCCTGCTTGCTCTCTGGTACCTGTTTGAGTCCAAAGGTACGCAGCTTGTCCATGGCCATGCTGACGCCATCGAAAAATTCTGTGTTGTTATTTTTGTCCTCTCGAGCGATCACGCTTTCCTTGAACTTGCGAGAGTTATCGCTTTCCAGCTCTTTTATGATCTTGTGTGGCACCATGTAATTGAATATTATAGCACGCTTACCAAATCTGTCAACATCATTGCTTTACCAAAAGATAATCCATGTTTCGCGGTTGATATGCTCCCAGGCAGGTATAACCCATGGATCGCAACATTTCAACAGCATCCAGGTTGCCTCTGTTTTGCTCCACGATTATTACTGGCCATGATCTCTCTATGGTTTGCATTGAACCCTTGACAGCTTTGGTCTCGAATCCCTCCACGTCGTATTTTATCAGTCCAACCTGGGAGATATTGAAACTGTCCAGGGTCCTGATAGGCACCATAACAGTGCCTCGCTCCTTGATCCTGCCAACTCTGGTGCTGTTGGTGTAGGTGGTCCTTTCGCTATCCCCGATGCCCACCACTGTGTAGATATACTTGTGCATGCTGGACACGTGCCGTTGGAATTCCTTTGTCTTGTCTCTGAAGTCAAAACAATGTATCTTTTTGAAATCAGACTCCAGGTTCATCGCAAATTGTCCCTGTCTCGCTCCCACGTCTATGGCAGCGGTGAAATTTCTGATGTAAGGCCTTGCCCATTGATAAACTTCTCGGCAGTGAGCTATCTTGCTATGATCGGCCACGATATATGGATCGCGCCAGTTTCTTGCCGCAGTCTCCCAGCCCGTTGATGTGCCACACTATCCTTTGTCTCGGCACGCCGGTGAACAGGGCTATCTTTTTCAGCTCATCCTCGCCTAGTTCTTTGTCACTCTTGAGGCACAGAGCGAAGGGCATGATGCCCATACGCATCAGTTCCTTCACAGAATGCTGCACGGGCTTGGTCTTGATCTCGCCTGCGGCTCTAAGATAGGGCACAGGAACATACATCACGATCCTGACATTTTCTTTGAGGGTCATCTCCCGCACGGCCTCTATGGCCAATTGGTTCTCTAAGTCGCCCACGTTGCCGCCTATCACTGTGACCGTGTTATTGGCCCGCGTCTCCACGATCCAATTCCTGATCTCCTCTGTGATATGTGGAGTCACCTGCACCGTTCCTCCATTGTATCGACCCATCCGCTCCTTTTCCAGCACCTCTGCGATGATGTGTCCCACTGTCTTGTATCCTGCCGTGATCTTCTTGCTGACGTTGAGGCAGGGATCTAGATACTTGTATTCTGCCTTGCCACTGCATGATTTCTGTATTGCTTTTGCCAGCTCCACTTTGTCCACTGCGGAGTGTACCCCGTTCAATATGATTGTGTGGATCATGCTTGTATTGTATTATCTTTTATAGAATTGTCAATGCCCAGCATTCGGAAATGATCTTCTATGCTCCATGTGCCTAGGTCGATGATCTCTCCTCGCAAATTCTTGATCTGTTTGGTAAATCCCGCCAATTTATATCTCTTGAAAGGATGTTCCCAAGTGGCATTGTATTGCCACTCTCCTTCCAGTGTGTGTTTGTCACAGTCGGCGATCATGCACAAGGGCATGTGTATGGCCTCCATGGCAGTGATGTGATCTTCTAGATAGGCCTGCAGTATCTTGTTTTGTGGTATTGGATGCTCCAGATGGGCCTTGCCATCCGTGTACCCTTCGGCGGTGTAGTGTGCAGGTCCCGGACATCTTTCTTTCTGCACTTCTCTGAGATATCTCTGCAGGAAATAATAAAATTTACCTTTGACCTCTTTGTCAACGTTGGTGCTCAAAAGATCATTCTTGAATCTATCCAGCGCAGCACACTCCGCTGCCAGCGACACCTTGCTGGCGGATCGGAACTGGACCCGACCCACGAGAGCCTGATCCAGTTTGCGAAATCGTTCCAGCATCAGGCCGCTCTCTTGATGAATGGCTTGAATTCCGAACAGATGTCTCCCGTCATTATTCCCATAGACACCTTGGGCTCATGAGGGGGATTCCACATGTTGTCCTTGTGCGCCTGCACTATGAACACTTCTCTCATCAGTGTGCTCATGGCCACTGGAGCGTCCCAAGATGTGCCTCGGGTGTGCTGCCACTGTGCCTTGGCTGCTGTGTGTATGCCCTGTGCGTTGAAGCCACATACCTTGGTGAGGGCTTCCAATATGAGGTCTATCCAATTTTCTGGCAAGAACTTCACTGCGCCATCTTCCTTGGCCAGAGCATACATCTTGACCAATCCTATGTACAGGCCTTGGTTGATCTCTCCCCCCTGCTCTTCTCCATAGTATTTCTTCACGCTGAGTAATATTTTTTTAAGCGTCTCTAAATCTCCCGTCATTTCAAGTCCCTTGTAGGCGTAGTCAAAATGTGAGAAGTAGTGTTTGTTGGGTCCGCATTTGCCTGACGACTTTCTTACTCGTTTTGGTTCGAGATCTATGGCACATTCCTTGAACAATGTGTCCACGAGATAGGCATTCTTGACTCTGGGATGGTTCCTGTCCCCCGTGCCATTCACGTCATTGTGCCATCTGTAGATCAATCCCCTGTGTATCTCTTCTGTGCCTGCTTTCAATATGCCAGTGTCATTGAGTATCTCGAACGCCACCGCGTCAAATGATTGCTCCTTGGTCTCAACCCAGGTCAATGGCACGCAAGTGAACCCCATAACCGACAGGGCCACCGCGGTGTGTTGACCATTGAACAGATACCATGAGTCTCCTCTCTTGACTGACGAGCCTGGTTGCACCACCCTGGGATCAAATTTCTCGCAGATCCTTAACACATGATTGTCTCTGAGATCTCTCTGGATGTTGTAATCACAGTATATCCTATCTAGAGGAACCTGTTCCACTCCACGTGGCAACACCATCTCTGGATCCTTTTGCAAGTTCTGCCATCTGGCCCTTGCTTCTTTTAGTCTTGTTTTGAAATTAGGGATATCTCCTGACTCCCCTGCTTTGTGGAACTCTTCAACCACTTGGCTGAGAGCTTTTATTTTGTCCGTAGACATAGTTTTCTCCTTTTTTGTAGCTGACGAAAAATAGTTGCCTATCTCAGTCTCTGAACTACATTTTGTTTGTCAACGAAGGATGACCCTGTGTCATCCCAGTTGAATTCTAATATTAATTGAAGTATTTTAAAATGTCAACCTAAACTATCAATGGACTTTTTGGCACAGTTTTAATTGGGCTGACAGCATTAGTGTATTCAGTGACCACCTTGTCCAGGCAAGGGCCTATGGCCACCACAGCAGACCTGTTGATGGTCATACCGTTGGTGTTGTCCAAAGTGGGCACGAAAGCCCCAAACGCCAGTCCCTGCTGGCTGATCATGATCACCACTGGCCTGTCCAAGGTTATGGTGTGCTCATCCTGCGCTAAAATCTTGGCCACCACTTCTTCACCGGTGTTGATCTTTATAGTCGCTATGGTATTATTTTCTGGTATTTTCATAGCTTTATATTATATGAATTGTGCCAGTGCGTCAACTTATTTCTCTAGCTAATATTCTGACTTGATGTGCGGCAACACGAACTGCATGCCCAGCCAGCGGAATTGGCCGTCGGTGTCTTTGTATGAACAGTTGACCCTGCCGGTGCGAGTGATATATGGCTTCAGCACTTGCACATGCACGCGATCCTGTGACCTCACGCTCACAGCCGCCGCGTACCACTCGTCGCCATGATGTGTGAAGCAGCTGATACGGCCTGCGGGTATTCCCGGCGCCAGCACCAGCTCAATCTCTGGTGGATTTCGGAACTTGGTCACGCGCTTGTCCTCTGGCAGTATCTCCAACACGGGCAGGGGCTTGGAGTTAAGCACCTCGGCGAATCGATCTGCCTTGCCCCAGTTCTCGTTGATGGGGAACCTGGGCAGCTCCAAGCGATCCTTGAGGCTGTCCATCACGCCCGAGTGCTGTCCGAAAGCCAGGCGGAAGCCCATGCTCTTTACTATGTTCTTGAATT